GTAAATCTCTCATGTAGTCTTACATAGCTTTGAGAATAGGCTGCCGGTGTAACATAACCCTTAAATAAAGTAACTGTTACCTCATCTTCATCCTTACCATATGTCTTTGTTATAGTACATTCTATCTCTCTCGGTGATTTTGAAAACAAAGCATCACCTATATAGTCATCAATCATCAATGTTATATCAGCAGATAATGTGATAATCTCATCAAATACATCATCAATATTCTCATCGATAACAATAGGCTCATAATCGAATCTTACTGATGAGTCCTCCGATATCTCTATATCAGCATTACTGTTGAATGTTACTGTGATTGTATTATTGTCTATATCTTTATAATATCCTTGTATCATATCTTATTCTTAGTGTTTTTTTCCGGCTATTTGTCTTGATTTACCTACATTCCTCTGTGTAAGCCAGATATCCGTTCCATCAATGCGAGTGTCCAGAACAACAACCTGTCTGCCTCCAGATAAACCACCATTATCTAACAGATTATTAAGCCTGTCATTCTGTTTCTTCGTCAACACTCGTTCACCTGAATTTACACGGGCTAATATTCTGTCACCGTGCCAGCTGTTACCAGGTATTGTACCACCAAATTCATAACCTTGAATCTGCTTTATTGTAGATATCATAGTTCCTAAAGCAGCAAGTCCTGCTCCGGTCCATGCTAACCAAGCATATGGTCCCATTTTACCTGCTTCTTTCGATGCAAAAGCAAAACCTAAGGCAACCTGTCCAAGTGCAGCAGCTATAGCTCCCATTTTAGCTATTTCACTGCCTGTTCCTAATTGTGCTAGTCCTTCACCTATACCTTGTATTGAATCACCTATCAATGACAAAGCAGAGAATGCTCCTACCATCCTATCTGTCTCAGTCTTAGTATTCTTAAGTAATTCACCTAATTGCATGAAATCACTAATATAACTTCCACCCATACCAGATAAAGACTCAGCAAAACTTCTCATCCGCTTATCAAGGTCATCTGCTATTTCTACTGCTTGCTCTGCTCCACTTACATCTGTATCTATCTTGATTTTTGCCTTCACCTCATCAGGAAGTGAATCATACAGCTCCTTTATCTTTGCTCTTAATTTGTCTATCCTGTCAGCATTTTCCCTTAATGTTTCAGGTGTTACAAAATCAAGGTCATCAAATTCTTTTCTTGCCTGATTTAACTCAGTCTGTAGTTGTTTTATATTAAATAATTTACTTATATTCTCAGCTCCTGTAATCTTAGTATCAAAGGTCAAAGGTATAACAACCGGCTTAATCTTACCTATAACTGTCTGTATATCAATCTTAGGCTGGTATTTTAATTCAAGGTCTTTTCTGTGTTGTATGACTTCCTCTATTTTCTTGATTTCCTTGTCATACTCATCTACCTTTACATAGTTCTTAAGCGCTACATATTCTTTTACCTTATCATTCAGTTTTTCTCTTACTTTTATAAGATCCTCAGTCTGCAGCTTCTCATATTCTATAGTATCATCTTTCTTAGGTGTAGTTGTTTTATTACCGCCGCCTGTGTTTGTATTTGTTATAAGTGAACTTACATTTATCTCCTTGGCTATCTGATCAGACATACGTCTTACTTGTTTTGTCTGCTCCTTTATATCATTACCGTAATTTTTAAAGGCATTGTTATGACTCATCCATTTGTTAAAGTCCTCTACCTGTTGTTTGGTCGCCTTGATATATTGTCCTGCAGCGTCTCTTGCTACCTTACCTGTATCTCTGTCATATACCCATGCTCCCTTGATTTCTTGTTTCAATGGATTAAGTCCGGAAGATATAAGCCTGTTATAAGCGGCTCTTGACTGTCCCTGTTTTCTTAACTGCTGTCCTTGTAAATCAAACAGTTTCTCATTCTCTTTTACTAAGGCATTAAATGCAGCCATTGCTTTAGCAGCAGCATCAAGATTGTTGATATAGTTTATTATAGCCTTTTGATTATTCTCATATAACTGTCCTTCTTTTGTTATACTTGCGTGATATCCAGGTATAACTCTGTTCATCTCCTCAACTGCAGCTTTTCTGTCCGTATATGAACGGTTTGTATCTCTCATTACCTTTTGTAACAATTGAAGTCTTGTAACTTCTTTTGCTATACTGGTATGCCCTGATATCATCGCCTCATCATATGCTCTTTGTGCTGCTGTAGCTTTCTTGTAGGCTTCAACTTGTTCTTGTAGCTTCTTCTTATGTCTGTCTATCAATGAAGTAACACCTTTAATGGCTAAACCTATAGCCGCTATGGCTGTCGCAATCACAATATAAGGTCCTGCTTTCATAGCGGCATTCAATGCTTTTTGTGCTGCTGCATGTGATAAAGTAGCTGTAGCTCCTGCTCCTTGTGCTGTCGCCTCTGCAAGTAAAGCTGTAACTTGTGCCCTTATATTTGATATACTCATAGCTCTAAGGCCGTTAATTATCTTCAACTGTGCAGCCTCAGCCAGTTTATAAAGATTACTTTCTTTTTGTAAGGCATTTTGTATAGCAGTAAGTGCATTCAATGTCTGCTGTGTACCAGTGAATATTGTAACGGCTCTGTTATAAGCCTCCTGATCACCTGTAACCGTAGCATATACGCTTGCTAAAGAACCCATTGTATTCATTAACACTGATATACTTTCCTTAGCAGTATCAAAGCCTCTTGTATCACTTGCTATATTCTGGATCTCTCTCTGGATATCACCCTTTAAATCAGTAAGTTCTCCTGCTTTTTGTATAGCCTCATCCATCTGTTGTCTCAGCTGCTTACCGAATCCGGACATTTGCTGATCCGGGGATAATGAACGGAAAGCCTGCCCTAACTCTAAAGCATCTTTTCTTGCCTGTCTCAGCTCCTTATTAAATGATTTAATATTCATCTGAGATTTAGACAGCTTAGACTGATAATCTGCAATAGAACTTCCTGCTTCGTTTGTCTTATCATTAAATTGATCCATTGACTTACCGGCATCCTGTATATCAGACTTGAATCCTTTAACATCAGCGGTAATCTTTACTTTAAGGTCATTAGCCATTTTGTGTCTCTTCTATTTTATTTATAAACCGGCCTACATATTCAGCCATCTTGCTCATTTTCTTGATCTCATCATTTGTTATGTCTTTCCTCATTACTATCTTTTCATCAAACGGCATAGGCAGCATATCTTCTGGGTCTTTATTTACACCTTTCTTCATATAAGGTAAAAGACTGGCATACATAATTAATCTTGTCTGCATCCATTCCGGTTTATTAGCATATTTCAGCATATTAATCAATGATGAAATCTCATATTCTTGCATATTGTCCATGAACTGCTCATAGGATATGAATTTTGCTTCTATCACTAACAATCTTAGCAGCTCATGGAATATCAGTTTTTTGGTTTGTCCTCAACCTGTGTTTTTTCATCTTCTGATACATCAGGTTTCTCTGACAGTTCAGATTGTAATACCACATTATCATACATCCATTTCATGAACTCAGTAAGTGTCTTGTCCGCATCATTATCTTCAAGCCAGTTCATATAGTCACCATATTTGATTATATCAAACTTAAGATACTGTTGTCTTGCGATAATAGCACAGTAAAGTAACTCTACCATTTCACGGATGTTGATGTTGTTGAAGTCAAATGATTTTTCCATTATGTTCTCATATAAATAGAACATACGGAAATTGTATTTCAGTTCAAATGTCTTGTCGTTGATTGTGATTGTCATAATATTGATTTGTATATTTTTATTTAATAAAATGTTATTAGTCTATTTCTTCTACTGTCCAGCCTTCAGGTATGCCTGAACCACCAGATGGGAATGTTACTCCTGCTTTCTTTACAAATGTACCTATTGCTGATCCACTATCAAGCCAACGATACATACAATTTGTTGCTGATATATCTGTTGCTGATGTTTTTATATATTTTAATTTTGAACAATAATAAAACATATATTGATAACAACTTGCTTTTAATTCCATAGCAGGTAACAATGGTGCATTTTCTATTCCACCAAACTGAAACATATTACTATAACACCAGTCTACTAATGTAGTAGCAGGTAAAATCAGTGGTCCATATTTTAACATTGAACAATTAGAAAACATACTTCCATAACAAAAAGTGGTTAAATTTTTTGCAGGTAATCTAAATCTATTTAATGGTTGTGGTTTTTGTTGATCATCCATCCAGTATCCAGGTCCACCTAAACACGAATATATATTACAATTTTGAAATAATTTATAAAAACATCCACTAACAGGTATTGTATTATTTGGATATATATCTTCTTTCCAGAAACTGTCCTTATATAACAAGCTCATAATATTACCTCCTATGGTTATATATGCTTTTCCATTTATATTATCTTTTATTTCAAAATAACTAACTGCTGAACTTGTATTTAAACTAAACCCATTAGGATTATTTCCTCTGAAGAATATAAAACTATATATAAGTCCTGACTCTTCAGAAGTTACTGGACCAACTAAATTTAATGATGAAAAATTCCACGTTGTCCAAGTTATACCGTCATATGAATATTCAACATTTGGTATATTTACACCGTTTTTTAATGAAACAGTACCAACTGTCCCTTGATCTACTCCACCAGCTGCATATACATAGAAGTATTCAAACTTATTTTGTAAGCTCCTGTCATATACTAAGTTTGTACCTCTATATATTTTGTTAGCTCCAGTATTATTGATATATATCTGGTCTATTTTATTATCTCCCAATGCTATGCTCATAATTATAATATGATATATAATTGATCACTTTCTACTAAACCATCTGCTATCAATTGGTCATATTGTGATTGTGTTACAGTATTAATTGTTGTTCCACCACTATTACCAATTAGTCCATAACCTCTTAATATTGCATCAGTTGTCCAATTTTGAGTAGAAAAGTCATTTTGTTGAATATTATATAAAACAGTATATCTAGTCTTTGTTACATCATACGTTAAAGATGCTACATTATATGCTACAATAGTTTTATCTGTTGTATCTAATTCACCATTATATACTGTAATATCAGAATATCCTGTTACTGCTCCAAATGTTGCCCCTGTGATTTTACAAATAACATAATGTCCTGATAAGTCTGTACCTTCATTAACAACTTCAAATGATATATCTCTGTCTTCCGTTGTTAATGTGAATGTTGTATCAAAATATTCATAATTATTAGTTATAGCTCTTGTAGCTATTGATTCATACCATATATTGATTGATACTTCATTATCATATGTTATACTTGTATGTGCTGTATATTGATCAATTGTTTGTGTCTTTATAATACCTAATTTAAATGAATTATTTGTTGATCTCATAGATTGTCCAGCAGCATCACATAAGTATCTATCATATATCTTAATTGTGTCTGAACCACCTATAAATCTATTATAACCTTGTGGAATCCAATGATATTCACTGTCATATAATGGTGATTCATCAATAGCAGGGTATACATCATTGTTAATACTATTGTCTAAATCTGTAGCTGTAACATAGTCAGCTAATGTAGTTGATAATGAACTATTAGTAACATAGTTGCTTAAATCAGGTGTACTTCCACCTGGTATATTAGCTATAGCAGAATCCACATAATTTTGTGTAGCATAATCAGCCAGAGTTGTTGATAATGAAGTTCCTGTTACGTAATCAGATAATATATTATTCTGTAAATCACTTGAAGTAACATAATCACTCAGCTCAGTTGATAATGAACTATTAGTAACATAATCATTTAACTCAGTTGATAATGAACTATTAGTAACATAATCATTTAACTCAGTTGATAAATCAGTATCAGTCACATAGTCAGCCAAAGTAGTCTGTAAACTACTGTTAGTAACATAGTTGCTTAAATCTGGTGTGCTTCCACCTGGTATATTAGCTATAGCATTATCTACATATGTCTTAGTAGCATAATCACTTACTTCATATGTACAAGATAACAGATTACCTCGCTCATCATTATAATCATATGAAATCGTTATGGTGTAGTATTTCTCTTGTATAGGATGCCAGAATCTGTAAGTTGCTATATTGTGTTGTGTATTTTCGTCTTTATCTAAATATGTGTCTATATCACAATCATAATATCTTCCTCTTCCATGTTTGTGATAATCTTGATTGTGTGAAACTTCCCATAAATCTATCACCTCATCCCATCTTGTAGGTGTATCTTCAGAAAGAATTCTATTTATTACATTAGTACAATCTACTGGTGCCTGCTGCCAAATCCTTGTATCTACAAAACCTTGTGTTTCCTGATTGATAGATGATCTTAAACCTGTTATATAATTTCTCGAATACGTGTCTACATATCTTTTTTCGAATCGCATTTCAGGGCTTATAATATCAGTATTACTTACATTCTCGTGAAATCCATCTCCATTATCAGTTGTAACAGGAACATAATCACGTATCAAAGTGCCAGCCTTCCAAATTTTCAATCCATATATGTACCATCTATCTGGGCTAGGCAAACATTTAATTGTCAAATCAGATAAACCTTCATTTTGCATCCAATCTTCCCAATCTACGCCAGTAATCGTTGATTGATCTTGACCTTCGTAACTGAATTTATTATGACCATCTATACTTGCTGTATTTAACGAAATCTTATATGTATGAATTGAATCTACATTTCTATTATAATCAGGGTAAAAGGTAAAATTATAACTGTAATTATTATAACAAACTTGCATATGTAAATCATTATTACCTCCTTCAGGACACATTGCAATTACTTTCTTATCTGTATCTGGATCATAAACCATCAAAACATTATAACTCCAGTTGTACCATATACCAGGTAACTCTATACAATTTGAACATGTAATCTCAATTTCTATATCATTTGTTAATTTTACACCTGTATCTAAAATAAAGTGCTCAGAATAATCTTGTACTTCATTTACTCTATTACCATATTTATCTAAATAATAACCTGAACCATCATAATCTCCTATATTTGACTTTATATAGTTAACAGTATTTCCATCTGCATCAGGGAAATCAATATTATTAATCGCATTATCTACATATGTCTCTGTAGCATAACCTGTTAAATCTACATTATCAAGTAAATCATCTGTCTCAGTCTTAGTATAATATGAATCAAGCATTGTTTCAATTTCTGCAGTAGTAGAATAATTATCTAATACATCAATGTTTGATATAGCAGATATACCTGTATCTACTCCGTTGATCCACCAGTTATTGTTCTCTCCAATATAAGGTGTATGTCCATCCTTACCCTGTGCAGCTAAAGGCATAATCATACCGGCCGTAAAAGCAAGCTCAGTATAAGCGGCTGCTGATGTTTCCTCAGTTACGGCGGTTGTCAGGAATGACTGTTGTTTCGGTGATATATAAGTCCATCTATAACCGTTACTGTCTAAACCTGAAATTGTGAAGTTATATATTGAATTAGCATGTAACAGTTCAGCCCTTACTATAGCACTGATAACAGAATGGTCCTCAGAATCAATAGTAAACGGAAGATTGATATCAATATTATGCTTAGTACAGCTGATATTGAAAACTATGTTCCTGCAAGTGGTCAGGTCCATATAATCCCAAGAAACTGTATTGTTGCCATATTGGACTAAACCCACTTTTATCTTAAGTACAAAGTCGTTTCCTACTGTTACTTTGTTAAGTGTCGTTGCCATGTTAAAATCATTGTATTTTTGTATGTGTATAATATAATATAGAAATATTATAACTGTAAGTTTTTACGATAAAATTTTTTATAAAAATTTTTTACCAAAATAATAAAAAAGGATAACCTGATATCAAATTTGTATCAAGCTATCCTAAAGAAAAAGATATGAAGAAAGAAATTTTAACCTCCTACAGGTGCTGTAATATTAGTTAAAGCTCCTGAACCAGTAATAGTTGCGCTGTAAGTAGCATTTTCACCAGCATTTGCATTAACAGTAAATGAAGTTACAAGACCTGAACCAGATGCAAAACTTGTACTTGGTGCACTCCAAGCTGATGGTAAACCAGTTGTATCTGCCCCTTCAGCCTGTGCTGTAGACAAACCTTTAGCATTATAGTTAGCAGGTGTACCAAATACTACAGATACCAATGTTCTGTTAGCACAAGCATCACGTAATGATTCTGCATCAGTGGTAAACAGGTTCTCAGTTGTAACCTCCCAAGTATAACCGTTACCAAGAACTGCAGCAGCCTCTCCGTGGTCTTTAGTAGAAATTTCATTTGTCTGCTGGTTCATTGAGAAAGTGTGAGAAGTAGCAAAAGCTTTTGCGCTACCATCTATAAACAGCATCAATGCATTTCCATGTGTGTAATTTGCCATAATTTTAAATATCGATATTTTTATGTGTTTTTCTTAGTATGTTCTGTTAAACTGGCATGAGAATGTGAGTTGCTCCGTATATTCTGTTCCGTCAAATGACTCATAAGCGGATTCAAGCTTTATAGGATCCATCCTGAACTCATCATTATACCAGTGATATGTCTCTAATGCGGCTCTTACTTCTACTGCTATATCCATCACATCATCAATATTGTTACCTACGATGTTGACATCAAAATATACAGTATTATTAGCCGCTATGTCTTTCGTGTATTGAACAGATATGCTTTGTCTCTGCAACCAGATAAAAGGAAAATCTGTTCCTTCAGGCACTGATAATGTAGATACCTTGCTTCCTACAAGATTTACTACATCCTCATTCTCCAGCAATATCTGCTTTATATATTTACATATAGCAAGTGATCTGTCTTTTGCCATATAGATTATTTTGTTATATTTGAAATACGTTGGCTGAATACCTCTTCCATTCTCTGGAATGCTTTTGTCAGATTGGCATTTACAGCTTTATTGAAGAATCTTAATGGCTTAATCTTACCTATCCATTTTTTCTTCTTAAGCTTAATACCTTTGAATGTTTTCTGGTATCTGTCTTTTGTTCCCTTTTCAAAGAACCTTGCCATATAAGTCCTTGAACCTTTGTTTCTTGTACCTAAGACATGAACAGTAACCTCGGCTTCATCTACCTTACTCATTCTGACGGCATCAGCAATCGTATCATTATATTTATTGTTTTTGTGTGTACTTGCCGGGAAGTCTGACTTCATCTGTTGTGTAGCAGCGTCTTTCAATACCTTAGCAGCTGCATATAATGCCTGCTTTTGTATACCTGGCATCTGTCTCTCCATCTGCCATAATGTCCCTTTAAAGTCTCCCTGTATTTGTACTCCCATTTCATTCATTCACCAGCTCAGCGGTGATTACTTTATTGTTATAATAGACATCCGGCAGGCAAGATATCACTCTCCAATACTGATTGTTCCATTTGATAAATGTCTCATTCTCTACAGGAACATAATGCCTTACATAGAAAGTAACCTGTGTGGAATAGAATATCTCACCGTTATCAAGCTCCCTGTACTGACTGTCATTGCTTACACTGGCTCTGGTAGTATAATATAACTCTAAATTATTCTTATACATACCATAGTCTGAACTGCCCTCTGTAAGGCGGTAAAGCTCTATCTTAGCCATTCTTAATTGTGCGCTGTCCATATCAGTTCTCGTAGTTTCTGTATAGTTTTAATAACATAAATACTGCGTCAGGAATTGCTTTGTCTTGATTTGCTGATCCTCTTTCAACAGCATAGAAATAGTCTACCAGCATCCTCATCGCATGTCTTACTGCATTAGGTAGTTTTCCGCCGTTATTGGCAGCAAGCTCGAACAAATCGACATTTACAAGCTGCTGAACTGTGTCCTCGGCGGAATCACCTAACTGCTCTATATAATCGTTGTCATCATTGAAATCATCATCAATCACCAACTGCTTCTTTAATTCGTCTATCGTTAACCAGTCCATGTTTTATATATTATATTTATACTTGTGGATCTTCTTGTGATTCACCTGTAATTAAGTTCTCCATAGGTTGTAAGTTATATGTATTAGTACCGTCAGATAATGTTTTATCATTAACAGCTGTGAATACACGTTCCTGTGTATTACCAATATTAGTAATATCTGTACCGTCCATATATAAAATCTTTACCTCTGATATCTCCCAATTTATACCGTCTATAGGTGAATAACCTTCTCTTGGACTGTCTCCATTAGGTGTATATCTGAACATCCAGATATTAGAAATGAATGATTGCATAAATGAATTTAAACTATCAGTTCCGCCGGATACATCGAATGTTATCATAGGAGAATAAGTATCTATAAAATCTCCAGTACCAGCTAAATTAGTTAATTCTGAATTATCTATAAATAACTGTGGAACAAAACTGACTTGTCCGACGTCAATCTCGCTCGTGTCAACAGCTAAAGCGAACCCATATGTATGATCTACAGATAAATCAAAGTTTTCCGGCAGTACAAAAACACCGCAACTAATATACTCTGTACCGTTATATATAGTACAGTATATATAATCTTGACTCATTGATAAAGCACACCATTCAGTACCGTCATTATAGTCAGTTGAAGTAATTATACCTAAGTTTACATCTCCCATAGTAAAATCTACCGGGCTGCTTGTATGTCCAGTATACTCTATTCCATATGTCAAAGGATCTTCATTTATATCATAAAGATTGATATTATAGTCTCCATATACATCGTTGTCTGATTGTGTAACATAAACTACAGTAACAGGCTCATCTGGGTCTTCTGGCTCTTCTGGCTCTGTCTCCCAATCAGTAATATCAAAGTCAGCCGGTAAGTAATATTTATTTACAGTCATTATATTGTCTGTAATCTGATAAGGTATAAGTCTGTAACTGACTAAAAATTCTGCATTGTCTTCTGCTATAGCCTGATATACAGATTCCTCTACATAGAAGAAATCTACAGCTTTGTCCCGAAAGATTGAATCTATCAGGTTAGTTACAGCTCTTACTTCACTTTCAAAGATATAAGCATCATATACAGCATAGGCATTGTCATTCTGAACAGGATTAAACGGATCTCTTGTGTCCATGTCTGCAGCTGCATACTTGAACTTCAGCCAATAGCCTGAAAATGCTCCGTCTGCATATTCATATTCATATATGTTATCTGTGCTAACGTCTTCTTTCTTTATATAATTTGCTGCCATATTATTAAATGGTTTTATTTTTTGAAAAGACGGAACAGGATTTCTCCTATCCCGTCTGAAAGTTATTTAAATATCAACGAAAGACGTTGCTTATACTAAACTTACACTTGCAGTTACCAATGCCTGAGGACGTGTGTAACAAACATCCCAGAATGAATTGATAATCAAACGTACGATACCGTCATCAGCCATAGTAACATCATCAACCTGTAAGAGAACAGGACCCCATTGTCCTACATATACTGTTGACCAGTCACCTACGATATACTGACCGGCATTACCTACATGGTTAGAAGTAATTGCAGGAACACCGTCAATCTCATTGCCTTGCCATACCATAGCAGTTGACTTACCACCATAAGAAAGTGCACGTAAAGCAGCCTTTGCCTTAGGTGCAACGGCATATTTGAATGTTCCGTTATAGTTGTTAGCCTCAATAAGTGCCTCGTTCATGGTGATACCCTTGAAGTTAGAAGCCTCTGTACCTGCAGTAGCATTACCGCTTGCTAAGATACCGCCTGGCTTAAGGTCTGTAGCAGCATCAGAACCGAATACAGTAGCCTCCAGTTTGTCCTGAATTGACTCTACAATCTGCTTGCGTAAGAATGCCTCAACACCGATAGAATCCTGACGTAATTGCTGCATAGATACCTTAACTACAGTAGCAAGTCTCTTTGGTTTCATTACTTTATAAGTAAATGTTGCATCAGCTGGGCTAGCTGTAGAAGTCTCACCTACCCAATTAGAAGTGATTGCAGAACCATACGGAATCTGTAAATCGTTCACTAAACCGGTAAGTACATTGACACCAAGGTCAGAAAGAATATTCTTATTCTTCAAAGGTTCCTGAATAGCTGCGAAATCAGTATCAATAACTGCATCGTGTGTACCATTCTCACCTGTTACCTGAACAGTTCTTACTTCCATAGGAATTGCGATATCAGCTTTGCCGAAATTGGCACCTGATTTACGTAACTCGTTCTTACCTGCAGAAATAACAGCTGCAGATACTTCATCTTGTGCTTTCTTGTCTATAACATTACGTATAGCCTTGATTAAAGAAAATTGTTCTTTCATAATATTATGATTTGTATTTGTATTTTTATTGTTATCTATAGATTTGAATGATTTTTCCTCTTTTGTCTCATCTTTAGGATCATCTTCCTCTTTTTGTTCGTCTTCCTTTATAGTTTCATCATCAGATTGTTCATCTTCTGATTTTTCTTCCTCTTTTGTCTCATCCTCAGCAGATTTCTCTTCTTTGTTCTCATCTTCTGCCTCAGATTGTTCATCGTTCTTTTGCTCTTCCTCAGGTTTTTGTTCTTCTTGTAACTCTTTTTGTTCCTCTTTTTCAAGCTCTTCCTCCTGAGAACGTAAGATCATTTTGTCTACATTATCCATGTTATTATCTAATATAGTAAGTGTATTTATACCGTCATTTTTATCTTCCTTAGATAAAATAGTAACTTTATTTTCTGTGTCTTTTTCAAGTTTTTCTATCATTTCTTGGCTTCTGGCTGTTACAGAAGTGGTAGAATAAGCGCCTACAGGACAAATAGCACAGTCATAAAGTCTGTCTATCTTATAAATAGTCCTGTGAAGTTCCTCACCGTTTCTCTCCCATAACTCAGCATCTTCATCTGCTGATATAGTAAATGCGAATGAACACTCATCTAACTCACCTCTCTTGATTTTTGTAAGCACATCATTTCCGAAAGCTGTATCAGGACACTCAAACTCAAAATAGATACCGTCTTCTCTTACTTCAAGTTTCAAAGTACCTTCTCCGTTTCGTGATCTGGCCAGGAAATTGTCTGTAGCATGGTTGTATGTCATAAATATATCAGAACGGTTGATTACTTCCTGTGTGATTGCTCCCGGCGCTATAACCTCATACCATCCTATATATCTTGACGTCTCATTATAACGGACAGCATAGCCGCTTATGGTACGGCCTTGCTCCTCATTGTATCTGAATTCAGCCTTTATGCTGCGTATCTCCTTTTCCATTATATTAAGCTTAGTCTATTTTTCCGTCGATTGTCACATTACTCTCATTCATGATAACAGAATCACCGCCTTCTATATCATTAAGTCCTAATACGTTTCTTGCTTCATTCGGTGTCATAATATGTCCTGATACCAAAGTAGACAGATAATTTGCCTCTGTTGACTTGTCTGACTTAAGAAGAACGTTTGAATCGAAATTAACATAGTATTTCATACTGTTGTCAAGTAACTTACGGTCAAACTCATTCTCTATCATCTCAATATACGGTAAAAGACAGTGCTGGACGAACTCTATCTGTGCCTGCTCTATACTACCGTATTGTGTATGTGACAAGTCTCCTAACATAATAGGACTTATATTGAAGAATCTGCAAATCTCATTCAAGTTGTACAATCTTGTCTCAGTCATTTGTGACTCCTCAGCATTACCGGAAACTGCCTGATAGTGCATACCGGCCTCTAATACTGCTATACCTGAACCGTCTCCTGTCTGTGACTGGATCCAGGCTGTCTTCATTGATTTACGCTGTTCATCTGTAAGTCTTGGTGCATCAGTAGAAAGAATACCATTAACCTGACATCCAGAAGAGAAATAGTTCTCTGCTGCCTTCTCTGTGTTCTTAGAAAGATTGATACTCTTACTGGCGAATGAAAGAATACCCCTTCCGTTCACACCGTCAGCAGCATTGATATTCAAGTGAACTACATCTCTTGGTTGTAAATTAATTTTACCAAATTTCTGGATTGTATATGTCAGTTTCTCATTCAACTGGTCAAAATTAACCTGTATATCATTGTTGCTAACATAACGTAATCTCTTCACTTTGCCATCGTTGTCCCTCTCTATATAAGCATAAGCGTTACCTCTCAATAACAAATCCATCATCATTGTCTTTATGGTGTTGTATTTTGTCATCAAGGTATCATCAAACATATGATATATAGGATGATCCTCTACTATAAGCTTCTTGTTGTCTTCATTCACATTCACATTTATAGGCAATAACGCTATAGAATTAGATATGATTGAAGTTGCTGAGTATATAGCAGATAATGACATAGCGGTAAAGCCGTTCAAATCCATCACGGAACTGGTTAATGCTAAACCACAAGGACTGGCCTCAACTGTATATAAACTGCGTTTTTCTTTGTGTCTTAAAAAACTCATTTGTGCTTTTCGTAGTATATATAATAATATAGTAAATATTAAAATGCTATCTTTTTCATCTTTAGATAACATAGTAATAATATAGTAAACAAAATTTTACGGTGTTTTCTAATAAAAAAAAAGAGAACCTGTTAAGTTCTCTTACAAAGCATATATCTGCGGAATGTAGTTGTTACTTTCAAGATATCCACCTAAAGCCTCAATCATCGATATAACCGGGTCGATTTTCTTGGATTGTACGTTGCCTGATTTCATCGGTTTCACGTTGTTGTTATGGTCCTCCTTTAGCTCTACATTCGAAATACACCACTTTACTACAGGATTCTTGTCTATTATCATATTACCGGATTTTATTATACGCTCAAACTCTTTTGTAGGTCCGTTAAAATGTAGTAAGCCTTGTGAGAACTGGTTCATCGGTAAACCTGCAGCCTCAGCAGATATCTGGTATTGTGTGCTGTTATATGGATCAAGAAATATGCCCATACAGTAAAAGTAGTTCAAATTATCGATTTGGTCTGTCAATATGTAGTCATAGTCTGTCACATTACCCGGTGTTACAAATGCCTGTCGATTTCTTACCCATCTTTCATAAAGTTCATGATTTACCGAATTGTCCATAGCATCTTGCGGTATATATACCCATGATTTGAAGATATATTTATCAGGATAATAGTCACGATATTTATTTGGAGGAAAAAGTACACTCCATGCCGTTAAATCACTTGTACTCGCAAGGTCAACCCCACAATAGCATTTCTCTCCTTTTAGCTTACTAAGGTCTACTGTCTGCATCGCCGGTATTACAAATCGGTCTTGAATCCATATATTATCGCTTTGTAGAAACTGATTAAAATTCTTAGTTCTTACACCAAACTCCAAAGCAGGATTTGAAATTGCTGCCTGTACTTCTTCTCTTAATCTGTCTATTCTTACTGTTGCTCCAAGGCTCGGATTTGCCTTTATCCAGCATTTTTCATCCTTCCAGTCATCTTCTGGGTCTAACTCATATATAATAGGCTGTATTGTATCATCAGTTACTATGCCGTTAAGAATATCTACGCAATATTTACGGAACTCAAATAACGGATAACCTACTGTTAAGGTTCCTGCTGTAGTAATCTGTATCAATAACGGCTGTTTTCTGGCCTGCATAGAACTACGAATAACATTATAAAGGTCATTGTTCTTTTGCATATGTATCTCATCCTGTATGGCACAGCTGTAATTTGCTCCGTCTGCTGAGTCTAAATCAGATGATTTTACCATTATTCTGCCATCATTATATGGTATTCTTATCTCTGAACGGTACCTTTGAAATATCTTGTTTTTTGGATCAATTGAACGTGCGTATTTGCTCGCCATATTGAACAAAATTCCTGCTTGCTGTGCAGAATTGGAAAAACAACCGATTTGACAGGCTTTTTCGTTATCCACAAGCGCCATTGTGAGACACAGCCCGGCCGCCAAACTTGATTTTCCATTTTTTCTACTAATGAACAATAAAGCTCGTGTTATAACCCGGGCTTGTGTGTCTTTATGCTTAAACCCAAAGACAGATGCGTAAAAAAACTGCTCCCACGGCAATAATATAAATCTCTTTCCTCCTGCTTCTCCTTCAAAATGAGTCAGTCTTTCTGTAAATCGTATCTTCCTGTCAACATCATCATAATCAAAATAATAATCATCGCGTTCAAACCAGGACAAATAACGTTGACAAGCAAGCTTCAAGTTATTACAGGCTACTATACGTCCCTCTGCTATATCTTTGGCATATGCATTATAAACCTTCTCCGTGTCTAAAAACGAACTCATTTTAAGCAGTTAACATCTCCACTAATTTGTCCATGTCCTCATCATTATCAGAACGTTGTAATCTGTCGATTTTCGTCTTGGAATATTTTGTTATCCCTGACTCTTTTAACATTGTTACTATATGAGTCCATGCCTTCTGCATAACGTCCAGTTCTGGTGATTGCCTAATCCCCTTCTGTGTAGTACATGTTATTGGATTCTTTCTGACTATATCACTTGCCCTGAAATAGATTTCAAGCTGATCAGCTAACAGTAAAAGATTAGTACTGAAGAAATCAGCACATGTACCACCTACACCCAATACTACATTTTCAAGAAATGATATCGTGCGCTTATCATAGTCTTTAAATATTCTCTTTACGTCGTCTTTCTGTATCATAAGTATAAAAATGACAAAGTCGTAGCACCTATTTATCTGGTGTTACGAACCATTGTTGCCTGTATTTATCGTCTTCTAAATCTGAAACTATAAATAATACTGATATCCTCGGCTCTGTCTCTAATAATACCTTAAAAACCTGTTCAACTGCGTCTATCAGCAGCTTTGTATGAAACTCGTTTACGTTGCAGTGACATGAAAATGTATAATTTGGTAATTCATAACTGAAAGAACATTTTGAAAAATACCTGTTCGGTCTGTTTACCATCATATCGACCGCAGTATCGAAGAACAGCTTTGTTGTGTATGTGTACCGGCATCCATCAGCGTTAATTATAAAAATTTCAAATTTATTTTTCTTTTCGTCTCTTCGTTGCATCTATAAGATTATAGCATTTATTTATTATCGCCTCTTATATGCTTAATCTTAGTGGACTGGCCCATAATTATTTAAAGTCCGGGAATATGTGGTTAATTTATATTAGCTAATATATTAATATAGTAAACATTTGTACTTTAGTTCAAATGTTGTCATAACAAACTTTAGTTTGTTTAGTAAACATTAAGATTATATTTCAAATATTATTTTCAAAAATAACCAAATCCAAAAATTTATACCGGAAATTTTTTAGGAAACAGTAAAAAATAACCAATTTGAAAAATAGCAGACGTGTCAAGAAAGGTGGGGGTGATATTACGGTCATTTCGGCCCTAAAAAATGGCCCAATTCCGGCGAATTATTTTGTAAAGATTTTTTACTTTTTAATTCTACCTTTAGCCCATCCGTTATTTAAATAATATTCTAATTCTTCTGGCTTAATCATCTTTACTTTAGTACCATTATTAATACATATTCTACCTAACGCAACCTTATTTCCTTTGTTACCTTCTGATATCTTTTTGAATATAATTTTCTTTTCTTCATCTGATTTATTAGCCCAAGCTTGTTTTCTTTTTTCTACAGCTTTCTTAATTGATTCTTCTGGATAATGAGTATGTATACCTTTATTCCATATAGGTGTCGTTCTCGGTCTACCTGTCATTGTTTCAGATACCCGTTGCTTTGTTATAGGATTATTATTATTTTCTGTGTATGTACACCATCTTAAGTTTTCTACTCTGTTATCGTCCCTTATCGTATTAATGTGATCTATACATGGTTTGTTTTCTGGATTAGGAATAAATGCCTTAGCTACTAATCTATGAACTAAACCTAATTTGCATATTTTATAACCACCATTATTAGTTCCTATTGCTAAATTAACTCCATTACTTCTTACTTTACCTGTATTAGATACTTCATATATATACTCTCTTTTATGATAATCATCATAGGTCCGTTTAATTTCCTTCCATATCTCTTCCATCTTTGCGTATTATATCGTATAAATTTGTATTATGTATATAGTCATAGTATTTACTTTTTTCAAAGTCTTTTGGTCTTTCTAAGTGCTTATGTCTTTCATAATGACAGTGTTCACATAACGGTACTAATATATCAATATTTAATAATGCCTTCCATTTATCTTCAACATCGTTAAACCAACTCCATGGTATTTCATGATGACAATCTGTTGCAGGAGTAGTTATCCCTTTACTATAACAGTCAGCACATAATACATGAGTAGACATGAAGTAATTTCTTAATTTCTTCCACATCAAACTATTATAAAACATTTGACTGGCATTACTCCGTTTACTGTGTTTAGTTCTTTCTTTATTAGGTTTTTTCTTATTGATATACGGCACGCTTGCTCAATATATATTTGTGGTCTGTAGTATATGTCAGGTTGAAATCATATTCATTCTGTAAATCAAACAGAACATCAATAAGCTCAGGCTTTTTCATCTACTTCTATGTAATCTATTTCTAGTCCTTTCTTTTCTCGATACTCTATATTCTTGTCTCCATTCATCCTAGCATCTAGTCCCTCTTGATATCTTGTTAGTGTATTCTTAAGCATCTTAATCTCTTTCCTTTGTTCTTTATTCTGTTGTTTTAAACGCTTAATCTGTTGCATTAAATCAGCATTCTCCTTTGTCAATGACGCTGTTACATCCACTTCAATTCCTTCCATTGTTTAGTAATGATATATTTATAACTCATCGTCTCTTAATCCTGCCTCATACATAAGATTAATCGATGCCATTAGTCTGTCTACTGTATATCTTAACATCTTTACTTCTCTCTTAAGCTCTTTAACATCTTTACGTAAAAGCTTATTTTCCTCTACTAATTCATCATAACTCATCATGGTTTTCTTCTTTGATATATTTGTTAACTCCATCTTTTCTTACCTTTAGAAACGCTTCACTACATTTGTGTGGTCTCTTCATCCATTTAGTTTTCAATAAAAATAATGGACATGTATTATCTTTACATTTATAAGCTTCTCTGTAAGTATAAGCACAATGTATGCATTTTAACAGTATAGCTTCTTTTGCCTTATGATCACATATACCATTAGTATTTAAGTCTGATATTTCTTTGTAGTCAAACTGTGTTGTGTTGTTCTTCCTGTAATAGTCGTAACTTAACATATTTTAGTATTTTTCTGTATTTTTATATATTAAAATAGTAAACTACTCCTATATAGTTCAATAATATAATTATTTTTTATTATTCATTCATATACAACAAAAATTATCAAATAAGTAAGTTAATAAGAATTGAGTTTTTTGACCTCCTATATAGTTCAATAATATAATTATTTTTATTATTCATTCATATATAAGAAAAACATGTGTTTTTTGAGATATTTTGCCAAATTTTGTCATTTTTTCACTCCTAACGCTCTCTTAGCCTTACCTAAATACTTTAATCTCTGCTCTTTACCATTCAATCCACCGTTAATAATTTTCGTGATATTAGTAAACTCGTCCCTATCGGCTCTTTCATTTAATCCGTGACTTTCCCAATACCACATAGCAGAACGTACAGCATATTCAGGTGTCTCCAACAGTTCAGGGTTGTTGATAAAATCTATACCAAATGCCTTAGATACTTTAGTGTACATGTATCTTCCAGTAAGTTGTATTAAGCCTCTTCCTTTGTATTTCTTACCGTCACCTTTCTCTGTATTGCCTAAGTCTTTACGGCCTTCATATTTCTCTCCGCTTGCTATCTCTCTCAGAAAAAAGAAACATCCTGATTCATGCAGGGTTTGAGCTAAGAAGTGACTCATCCTCATTTTATTGTTTATGCCATACTCATCACTATATTTAGATATCAGCTTAGCGAACAAATCTGCCTTTGTCCTTGTAGCTCCGCAATATTGTAACTGTTCCTTTGTTATTATCATAGAATTGTAAGAATATATATTGTCACTGGTATGATCATTCCTGTAAGCGTATAGACTATCTCCTTCAAATCAATCTGCTCTTTTGATGTGATATAGTTATATACATTACCGTATATACAGATTATAGTACATGCGATGCCTCCTGACAGTCCGGCTTCAAGTCCTAAGATAAGTCCGAGTACTGTTATAATCATTGTTATCAGCATCAGGTACAGGTAGCCTTTGTTTATGGTAATCCATTTCTTTATCTGTTCTATCTTGTTCTTCATATTCGTCTTTGTTGTTATTTATGTTAATATAGTAACTTTTTTACCTTGCAACAAACTTCACCCTTATAAGCAAACTTATATAGGTAGCGGTATTCAGGCTGTTTATGGAAAGTCATTATAATATAAAACAATCAAAATTTTTTTTTAAAAAATTACAATACCTTTAGTAAAGGTCTCGTAAAAAATAAAAAAAAAATTTAAAA